AAATACGGGATGGTCTTCCCAGAAAACATGAACCCGCTTGAGATCGAGCTTTACTGCTACGCTTTAACCCGTGGTGACTACGGAAGGACGATGCGGGTGAAGAAGAACATTGAGCTTTCTGACTACAAACTTTTGTCGCCATTTGAACACTTCATCATGGCTGTCCAGTATATGTGGCCGACTGATGTTGTGATTAAGAATCGTGGTTATACAAATACTCAACTTCTTCGGACTCTTGAGGAGTTGTGTAACAATGACGATGTGTGTCTCGCAGGCGCGGCCTCGATGGGTAAATCATTTCCTGTCGGCCTGTGGATTTATCTAGATTGGTGTGCTGCCCCGCATTGCACATCGTCTTGGGTGGCTACTACAACCCTTGGAGCTTCCGAGGATCGTATCTGGGGTATCATCTCTAAACTCTGGAAGTGTGCGTCCAATAAGATTGGGAACCTCGTTGATTATCGCCACATGATTGTTTGGGGTGGGGCGGCAGGCGATGATGAGAAGGACTACCGAAATGCTATCAAGGCTATTGCATTCCCGCCCGGCTCTGAGGGCCAGAAGGCTATTGATACCACTCGTGGTCGTAAGAACGATAGGATCAGAGTAGCCTTGGACGAGTTGCCAGAAATGGAGATGGGCGCGATTAACATCAGGCAGAACCTTTCCTCTAACGATGACAAGGTTTTCATTGGTATCGGAAACCCGTCCGCTGGAGACAATCCTCACACCCGATGGGCTATGCCTAAAGGTCACACTAGCTTCGATGCGGTGAGTGCTGATATGGAGAAGTGGGAAACCGAAACAGGCGTATGCTTGTTCTACAATGGCATGAAGTCTCCTAACTTCCAAGCTCCTCCAGATGAACCCTCTCCATTCCCGTTCCTAATGGATCGCAAGAAACAGGCGGACATTTTGAAGATGTCCTATGGTGACGAGAACTCTGTGGACTATGTTCGTAACGCTATTGGCTGGTGGCCTAAGTCTGGCTTTGCCCAAACAATCCTAACCGCCGATGTCATTCGGAATGCTGATACCTACTCTGAGCCTATCTGGGATCACAATGACCTTATCAAGATTGCTGGATTCGATACTGCGTTCACGGCTGGTGGGGATAGATGCGTTCTCACAGTCTGTAAGCTAGGGTATGTCCGTGGAACATCGCAGAAGGTTATGTATCTGGAAAACCAAGAAGTGATCCAGATCGCCGCTGGTCAAGCTACCGAGTTCGATGTCCAAGTCGCCGCGAAGGTTGTTGAGCTTTGCCGAAAGCATGATGTGAAGCCTAGTAAGTTTGGTATGGATGTCAGCGGTGATGGTGGACGGATTGGGCAGGCTATCATGCGCGAGTGGCTACGGCATGATAAGGATGGTTCGTCTATAGCTCTTATCTCTTCTATGGGTCGCCCGACTGATCGTATCGCTGCCGATGTCGATAAGCGTCCCTGCACCGAAGTCTATGATCGTTTGATCTCAGAATATTGGTATCAGAGCTTCCACGGGTTTAAGGCTAGAGTTATTTATGGAGTCGAAGCATCTGGAGAACTAGGCCGCGAACTCTGCCTGCGTAGGTATCGCACAAAGAACAAGAAGATTTCCGTAGAAACTAAAGATGACTACAAGGGCAGAACTGGATTCTCGCCAGACTTGGCTGACTCGTTTCTCTACGCACTAGAGATGTCCCGCCGAAATGGTTTAACTTTTATCGGTAACGATAAACCTGTCCCGACTGATCGTTTCTGGGCTAGGCGCGAGGTAGAGGTTCAGCCAATGTCCGACGATGACTACTATATGTCGGACGATGACGGGGAGGTCTAAACTATCCATCGGCATTTCAGTGCCCAAACGCACATTGCGAGCCGATGATTCGGTTAGTTTAGAAAGAGGGGGGATAGCCGTCCCCCCCACTATGAAAAGTTTACTCTAGCACACCTTGCAATTCCATCAAGTTCGCTAGGTCTTCGCTGACTGTAATCCTGCAAGCCTTGTCTCCGCCGAAAGTCGTTCCCAACATTTCTAGTTTCTCTAGGTCTGACTTCTTGATCCAGCAGTCTACCCAGTCTTGGCGGAAGCGAATCTTGTATTGGTTTTCTGCAACAAATGTGCCTTCGCACACGATAAGTGATTTGAACATATTATTTGAATTGGTAAACTAGGTAGCCTTGCTCTTTTGCCCACGCTGGGTTGTCGTGGATTCTTTGGTGACAGGGGCGGCATACAGCCATGAAAGTGCGCTTCTCACAGGTGTTTTTGCCTCTCCCACTTTTGTGATGGATGTCGGTTGCTTGGCCGCAACAGATTTCGCACTTTCCACTTTTTTCTTCAAGATACTCTCTCCTTACCCTGCTGTATTCAATGCTTCGCTTTTTGAGTCTGGCTGAAACTGGGTTGAGCTTTCCTCCTCTTTTCTTGAATCCGCTTTTAGCTTTGAGTGGAGTTTTGCGTCTGAGCATAGAGCTATTATTTTCTCGATGTGTTGCTTCTTCAGTATGGATTTCGAGGATGTCTCGATCTGGTTAATCAAACTCCCAGTCACCCCGATCTTGTCTCCCAAATCACGGACAGACAAGCCAAGCCCATTACGGCAGTCGCGCAGATACACGCCGAACATTTTTCGTGCGTTATGTTTGATGCTTCTGCTATGTTCAATAGCTGATAGGTAGCTATTGTATGCGACTTCTAACTGATGCATATGGTGAAGTCTAAACAATCTTATTGACAGGTCAATCTTTTTTTCATACCATCCCGCGACATGGATAATCACAAGAACAACATCGACTTGGATATGACTGCGTTCCAGTTCATGGACTTCGCTCGCAAGTCTGTTCTGATAACAAATATGTCTCTCGCCGAAGCGATGGAAGAAGGTATCTTTTCCACCCTAGAGACCTTTAGTGGGCATGGAGGATACCTAGTTCTAGGAGTGCGCCCCAACTCTACCGCGAGGGCTGCGACCTACTCTGGCAAACGAATCCTCTGGTCTGAACTAGCCCTAATCAAAGACGAAGACCTAGAACTCCATCACAAGCTCCACGCTATCGACTGCCCAGATGATAATATCTCTGATCTAGCTTGGACTGATTTAGTAGATCAGATTGAGGAGTGGGTGAAGTGCGAGCGTGAGGAGATTGACCTAGAATATCGTTAACGATAAAAAATAATTCTTGACCTGTCACAAACAGTAGTGGTAGGGTTATCGCGTCTGAGAAATCAGACCTCGGCGTAGGAACCGAGTGAGAGAAAATTAAATTAACAACAAAATATATGACCCCTTGTGGTGGTTAATTCCTATGCGTCTGTTGCCGCTTTTCTCGCCATCACAGGGGTCGCCCTTTTTTATGACATACAATATTGATGAGTATTCCCGCGAGGAGACTCTATGCGAAGGAACGCCAGAGAACTATCTGGTTGGTTTAACGAAGCCGACAGTCGATAAGATTCTAGAGTCTGATAATCCAGCCGATGCTTTGGCCCTCTACTCGTTTTACTGCTATGTCTCAAAGTGGCAGGGTAACAATTCAGTTTATGCCGTCTCCGACTATTGCATGACCAAACTGAATATCGGTAGGGATAGGTTTCACAAAGCCAAACAGACATTGATCGACTTGGAACTTATCGAGGACGATCCACGATACAATCACGAAAACAAACGAATGGGGAAATGGTATATCCGTATTCGTCATATTTCTGGAGCAACCCTACGGAAAAGCTACTCTGTGGATTTCCAACAGGGTAGGAAAACCGACCACAGTAACCAGAGAGTAATAGATGATATACCAGAGAATAATAAGAAGAAACCAGAAACTCGATACCAAACCAAAAAGGAAGCTGATGCTACGAGTTCAGTTCCCAAACCACGGAAAGTGAAACTCGTCGATGACCAATTCATCGCTGAACTCAAAACCCTAAACCCCGAAATCAACATAGACGCTGAATTACGAAAAATGGATACATGGCTCCTTGCTCACCCCGAACGCAAAAAAACCCGCCCATTCGTTACTGGCTGGATCAATCGTCAATCATCCAAATTGATCGAGTCCAAGAAAGATACTCGCCTCCCTAACGGCGAGATCGACTGGGCGAATGTGAAACCAAATATGTAATTATCGTTACCGATAAAAATGAAAGAAAAATTAAATGAGCTACACTTATTTGCTGGAGCAGGGGGAGGAATCCTCGGCGGGATGCTTCTCGGACATACCACAGTCTGTGCTGTCGAACTTGAACCTTACTGCCGAAAAGTCCTACTCCAAAGACAACGAGACGGCATCTTGCCCAAGTTCCCAATCTGGGATGATGTTACAACCTTCGACGGAAAACCTTGGAGAGGAAAAGTCGATGTCGTCGCAGGGGGTTTTCCTTGTCAAGACATCTCAAGCGCAGGGGGGGGGGCTGGAATTGAAGGCGAACGAAGCGGACTCTGGTCGGAAATGGCCCGAATCATTGGCGAAATACGACCGAAATTCGCGTTCATGGAGAACAGCCCAATGCTTACTTTTCGAGGTCTTGGGCGAGTCCTTGGAGACCTTTCCGAACTGGGGTATGATGCAAGGTGGGGAGTGCTGGGAGCAGACAATGTGGGAGGGGATCATATCAGAAAGAGGATATGGATTCTGGCCTACTCCAGTAGCATCGGAATGCAGAGATACTTGGGCAAAGCCAAAGTCTTTAGCAAAACTTTACAAAGGGGATCGGGTAGCAAGGTTTCTTTGCAAGAGTTGGCTGGAGTCCAATTTGGAAATGCCGGAACGGGTCGCATTAAACCCTTGTTGGCAAGAAGAGAGGATGATGTGGCCGATAGGTCAAAGCGCATTAAAGCCATTGGAAATGGACAAGTTCCAATTGTGGCTGCAACAGCATGGAGAATACTTGGAGGAGAATAAATGAAAACTGTCCCAATATATCAACGAGGCGAAGTCGGCGCACTCTCGCTCATCATCAACGACCCAGAAATCCTAAACATCCAAGTCTGGAAACCAGAGTATTTCGCCATAGATAGCCACAGAAAGGCTTTTGAAGCGATGCTAGCCATACACCAGCGGACGGGCGATCTAAACGAATTTACCGCCATTTCTGAACTAGAACGCATGGGAGAACTAGAGAGAATGGGAGGAGAAACCTTTTTCCTAGATTTGTTCCAAGCTCATGTGATCGTAGAGTTCGATATAGCCAAAGAGATGGCAGAAGACTACCGCAAGGAATTGATCCGCTTCAAATCATACAGAGATGCTATCAAGCTATGGGATGAAAACGAAGAAGACATTCGCGGAGGTAGAGCTAATCTCCAGACCATAGCTGATTCTATTCTATCCTCACAGGTGGAACACTCGCATCCAACAACATCGACTAAAGATATAGCGATGGACTTGGTAAAACAGATGGAAGGAAGCGATGTGAGAACCTGCTACTCGA